ATATTTTCCCCTTCACTAAATGTTCCACTATTTAGTGAAACTCTCAGAATCTTATCAATATCTTGACCTGGATTGGTCCAAGATTTGACTTCTGCAGTAACTCCGGAGAGAGAACCAGTAACTGTTTCTGAAACAATAAAGGTCCCAATTCCTACAGCAGGTGGTGGAGAAACTGCAATATTTGGTTTAGAAGTGTATCCAGAACCTGCGTTTGTTAATAATACTTCTGACAATCTTCCATTGAAAATTCTGGTGATTGCCGTTGCGGTTGTTCCTCCACCGACTGGTGCATCTATTGTGATAGTCGGTGCTTCATAATATCTATCTCCTTTATCTGTAATTTCAATCTTAAGAATCGGACTTTCTGATATGACACAAGTAGCAATTGCACCAGAACCATTTCCTCCAGCAATAGTTACAGTAGGAGGTAAGGTGTATCCATATCCAGTATTTGTAATGACAATCTCTTTAATTGATAATGCATCTCCAACTGATGTAGTTATTGCAACTGCGGTAGCTGTCAGAGAAAATTCATCAACTCCTATGGCACCTGTAACAGTACTAAAATCTATATCTCCAAAATTATTAGGAGGACTTATTGTTACTGTAGGTATTCCAGTGTAGTTGTATCCATCATTCAGTAAAACAACATTAGTAACACCTGAAAAACCGGGAACGAGTATTGAGTCACATTCTGCAGTTCCTCCAAAAGCAACCAATTTCAAATCTGTAATATAACCAACATCTTCTAGAACATCATCTATTTCAGGAATTCCGGTATCAATTTCCTCATCTTCATATTCGAAGAGTTCGCATGATAATTCGTAAACATAATTTCTACCTAATTGGTAAAATGGTTTTTCTACTTCAACTCTTTTAATTTCAAAAAATCTTTCACCTAAAGGGAAATAAACTAAATCTCCTTCTTTTGGTCTATCGACAAATGCCAGATCTTCTCCTGGATAATATACTCTAGATATTGAAGCAATTTCTGCCAAGTATGGTGAAATCGATTCTTCAAATCTTTCTTTGGAAAGAACTAAAGTTATTTCATTTTTAAGTCTTAGACCAAACTTGGTCATGATATCACTATCAGGTGCATATCCATCATAATTATTTAAATATGCCTCAATTATAAAACTTGTATCAAATTTTGATGATTGAACTTCATTAAGTATATCATCAGTTTTTAATAGTTTTCTTGGAATATAGTAAACCTCTATTCCATACATTTTTAACTGTTCATTCACTAAGTCTTGTACAAGACTCTGCTCACCAGATGAACCTTGAAGAAAATAGGGATTCAGTGCCATAATTATCCAATAAGATCTAAAGGTGGTAGTTCATATTCCGAAGACATTCTTTGTTTTATATCTTCCAAATCTCTTTGTGCATCTTCATATATTTGCCTTCCATTTAATTCAATTCCACCGGGAAGTTTGACTCCATTAAATTTAATTAAATTCTGACCCCATTGTCTTTTTATCAATGCAGTTAAGTATTTTTTTACAAATGAATCATTATACACTTGAGTAAATGATTCTGGATCTAATGCTCTATAACAATCAATTACGAAAAAAGTATCTTTAGATTGTGCTCCCCAATCTATATCTAAGTATAATCTATCTTGCCTTTTGTTATATCTTACCTGTTTATCTGTAGTAAGTAAGAAATCAATATCTTCAAGATATGTCTTTGTCATTGCATATGATAACAAATCAACGGAACTAAAATGATAAAGATCATTTAAGAAAAGTTGGTACTTAATACTAAACATTCCTGCAGAAATTGAACTAGTATCGAACTTAAATATTTTTTCGACACCTATTACAGAGTCGGGAACTTGTATATAATTTGAATTTTCGTAGAAGTTAAATGTAGTTGCAGTTCCTACAATATTTGAAGTTGCACTAGTAGTTACAATTCCTACTCCGTCTGTTCCATTAGCCCTTCCCCTATCAACATCATCTTGGGATATTTTATATTTTAAATACATTCTCTCGACACCATCAAAGTGTCTTTCATTAAAATATTGAATAGTATCATCAACTAAATCATCTATCTGATCATCATCAACATTAATCTCTAATACGGGAGCACCTAATTTTCTGAGGCAATAATCAATCAATCCTTGTCTTGTACTTGGTTTTGCCATCAGTATTCTCCTCCATCAAGGATACTTGTCCAAGTAACAATTCCAGTTGGTTCATCAGTTGTTAATATAAAATTACTTGTTTCTATTGCACTAAATGTACTTCCACTACTTACTAATTTTCCTTCTGTAGTAAAATACCCAACTCCATTTGGTCCATTAAAGTTATTTTCATATATTAAATACTCATCAACATAAAGATCTGAACCTACAAATAAATCTCCTCTGAATGTAGTAATACCAATAACATCAAGATTTTGAGTTGTTGTTGTATCGGTTACATTAATATTTTTTACAAATCTAAATGTATCGGTGGTGATAAATTTAGAAGTATTTGCATTATATTCTAAAAAGAAACCATCTGCTAAAGATGATACATCAACGTCACTTAGATCTACAATCTTGGATACTGATGATCCGCTAATATTTGAGAGGACTTTTATTACCCCCTGACCACCAATTCTATCTGGTATACTTGGCATTACCTTGTTACTCCTGCTCTTACTAAAGCCATACCCTCAAATGCTTTATATTTTTTTCCTCCGGAGTCTAATCCACCGATTTCAACTAGAACATCATAAACATATCTACCGGGGGTTATATTCAGAGTTTGTTCATCAGTTAATGATAGTTCAATAATACCAACTTCAGAATCTAAAACTGTCGAAGCAAAAGAAACTGATTTTGAACTAGAGGGACTTTTTCTTAACTGTGCAGTAACACCATATCCAGTAATATTAAGACTGGAATTAGTTCTAGAGTCACCTAAGGCAAAAGAACTGGAAAAATCAAATCCCTGCTCAATCACAATATTAGATGCATAAACTGCCATTATCTTTATAAATTATAATCCTTTAGATATTTATATGAATTATTGGTAGTAGTTATTTGTTTAAAAAATCTTTGAGTAAATTTTTTATTTCTTCAATATCTTTTTTCATATTATTTAATTCTTCTTTCTCAGAATTTTTTCGTTTCACTCTATTCTTGTATCTGTCATAAGCAATATCGTCACAATTAACAATTGCTCCAGTATCCTCATCTCGGTAAAGATGAGGGTGATCTTTAACTTTTATCAAATTCTTCATGCGAGTGCGATTGTTCGAAGGTCGCTAATAATTGGTGCATTTGCCTGATCAGTTCCTGACATAATAATTTTAATTGAGTATCCACTAAATTCTCCCAAATTATCTGCACTAAACTCATATTCTAAGAACTGATTAGCAGAACTTGCAGGAACTTTAACATCAGATTTGCCGTTATTCAGGGATGGATCAACAACTCTAAATCCACCATCAGAAGTTGTCTCAAGATTCTCATATCCAGGGAACAATTCAAATTCCTGTTCTATCTCAGAAGAATCATCTCTGACAAGACTGTAAAGAACTCTAATATCTGCAGATGTAGGTCTATATGCCCCAAGTATAACCTTCAAAGAAGATGCTGGTTTAGATAGTCCAATAGTATCAGAAACATAGATTGCTGAGTGTGGATCATTTAAAATAGAATTGACTCTAGAATCTGAAGCAAAATCAGTGATAGGTCTATTTAAATAATTTGATGCAAATTCAATAGTAGAATCTTCTAGATTTATAATTGGAGATAAATTTTCATCTGTACTATTTAATGTAACTGCTGCAGTAAATGATCTTTTACCAGAAACATTATTGAACACTGGTTGTTGTAATTCATTCACTCTAGAACATACTATTCTGGTAGATTTTAGATTATTGAAAGAATTTAATTCTACTGGTTCTACTTGATTTAGAAGTTGGAAAGAAGTTTCATTACCATCAATACTAGTTCCAGTTGTCGTTCTAACTACGGCACTAACTGAAGTTGAATCTCCAGGTGCCTGAACAAAGAATCTTGGGTTCACTGAATTAAATTGGATATTCTCAGTTGCATAAACATTATTTCCACCACCAACAAACTGTCTATTGAAAGATAATTGTAAAGGTGTATCCACAATAGTATCTGAAGATCTGTCAGTGCCATTAACACTTCGATCTATTTCAACATAATATCCATTAGAATCAATTCCAGTATCAGAAATATCATGAATTACATTATTAATTCTTCTTAAAGATACTCCATTAAACTCATATTTTTCGACTTTAGAACCAACTTCATGCAATTGAATTTTTCCTTCAACACCTCTACCAAGAGTTCCTCCCAGTTGTCCTGCAGTAGCTTCCGTATAACTTATAACTTCATCTCCAATTTTTACATATCCAGG